CCGATTGCTCTGGTTAGTGCGTTGCCGCGCTTATCCTTGAACGCCGGTCGCCACATTACCGGCCGCAATCAGTGAGTGGCCGGCGATAGGCTGAACTAGGCCAATCTGTCTCAGCCACGGAGGCAGAATCTTTTATCCGAGTCCTAGGTCCGGCCGGGCAAGTGGCCGGGCCGGGATCCACATGACAGATAGGGAGCGACACCAATGCCGAAGGACGTTCTGACAGCCGAGAAGTTTGCCGCCGTCATGCTCGCTCGTGGGCGCATGTTCGAGTCACTCGAAGCCGAATTCCCCGGCGAAGGCGCGCAGCTTTATGCCGTGGCTTGCAGCGGCGGCACATGTGACTTGCTGAACAATGCGGAGATTGCGCCGGGCGTGGCGCATCTGATCGCTGGCCAGATTGCCGGCACGCCTTATGCGCTGGTGGAGCGGCGCGCCAACTGAGAGGGTCACGCCATGCCGGATTGGGACAGCCTGCCGTCCGACGTTCGCGAGGACATTCGCCAGACCGCCCGCAAGCTGCTAACTGACATCACCACACAGCGCGTCACTGCGGCGTTCAGTGAGAACGAATTCGAGTTTCTCGAACGTGGCGCAAACGCCGAGCCGATCGTCCTGACGCTGCCACGGAGGGGGTGACCACCCCTTGTTTCAAATCGCTGGGAAGTGCCGCTCTGAAGACCGCCCCCCAGTCATCTTATTTCAGGTAGGTTATTGTGCGGCGCTGAAACGATCGGCACAGCTTGATCGAACCGGCAGAGGACGGCCGGAGAAAGCCTCGACCGACCCGAGGCTTTCCGATTTAGGGATCAGCTACGATGCCTTTCTCCGCACCACGCGCGGCGACCCCGATTTGCTCTACAGTTGGGACAACCTTCAAGCGATGACTCAAGTCTGCCACAACCGCAAAACTGTCCGGTTTGACGGTGGTTTCGGCAACGTGCGGCGCAATGTCACCTAGTAAAACGAAATTTCCAAACCGCTTGACCATTTTCCCAGTTGAAGGCACGTTTTTTCTAGTGTCGGAGCGTTGCGCCCGGCGCCTTCCAACAATGCAGACATGCTTCTTGCCGACGCGCGAGACCTTATAGGCCAGCGTCTCGGCCACCCTTACCGAACCATGCGCCAGATAACCAAGCTGGCCGTGAACGATCCCGAGCTCGCCGCGCTCGCGTGCGCCATGAAGGGCACGCGGCTTTATGCGCGTCTGCCAGCACCACCGGGGCTGGTGGCCGTGTCACTGATTGGCGGCTTGGCCGGCGATCCCTACACCGGAGATTGGTCGAGCCGCTGTGTTCGGCTTTGGCACTGTCTGCCGGCCGATCCCGCATGGCACCCCGAGCTTTCCCTCATGCCGCGGGATCCCATTGTCACCGGCAACGTGACGCCATTTGGTCGCGTGCTCACTGTGTGCCTTTCGCGGCCGGTGCTCGCCCGGCGCATTGTCAGGATTGAGCTAAGCAAAGTGGCGGCCGCGTGGAACGTCTACTACCGGGCACACCAGGCGCCCCATGACGTGCGCGCTGCGCTCTACACCCCGCTAATCGGCACCGCGCTTCGTGCGGCAATGGTGTCGATCGCGGCCGGTGCCGTCACCGCCATACGTGGCGCTGTCATTCAGGAACTAGCGGAACTGATTGCACCCGACTTATGAGCTACATGCCACGCCGGCCGGAGCCGGAACCACCGCGGCGCACCCCTTGCGACCTCGTGCTCGAGGAATTGAGCGATATTTTCGCGATTCTGGAAAAGCTATCGCTGCGTCTGAGAGCCTTAGAGACACGACAGCCCGGTAATCACCCGCAAGGAGGTGGACGTGAGACGTAACCGTGAGGGGGGCACGGTTAAGCAAACCTTGCCGGCTGCGGTATCGCCCGCGGGCAAGGCTATCGGCCATGGATAGAAATGAGCCGTCGCGCTGGCCGAGCCTGCTTCGGCAAAACACGACCCGATGCGGGTGTTTCCTCGCGCCGGCTGGCTTTTCGCTAAGTGGCTAGGGGCTCCGCACAAACGGAGCCCCTTTTTGTGGGAGACGTGACAAATGGCGACGCTCGCCCCCATGCGCGCACTGTTGGCGCGCCGTGAGCAACTGACGAAGGAATTGCGGCAAATCACCGATGACGAGTCGAACGTCAATAACGACGGCACGCTGAACGGCGAAGCGGCGGCCAAATTTGCCGCGCTGCGCGCCTTGCTTGACGAGCTCGAGCAGTCGATTGCCGCGCGGGCCCGATTGGACGAATACGACCGGCGCGCTGTAGCGGTGCCGGTGCTTGATAGGGCCGATCAGTCGTTTGAGCGCGAGTGCGAGCGGTTCAGCATTACCAAAGCGATTAGCGCCTTCCTAGGCGACGTGACGGCCGATGGCCGCGAGCGTGAGATACAAGCCGAATTTGCCAAGCGAGGCCTGCGCCGCGGCGGAAGTATCACTGTGCCGCTGAAGGCGCTGAGCTTGAATGGCGAGATGCGCATGGCGCTCAATACCAAGGGGATTGAGACGCGCATTATCAGCACGACGACGCCAGCCGCGGGGCCTGGGAGCGCGTTGATCCCGGTGATCCTCGATGCCGAGCAATTCGTTGACGCGCTGAGACCGAATATCGTTGTAAGGGCATTGGGCGCCCGCGTTATCAGCGATCAGCGCGGCTATCTGAACTTGCCGCGATTGAAGACGCCGACCGCACCGGGTTGGTTCAGCGAAAATTCCGCAATCCCGACGAGCGATGCCGCATTCGATCCGGTGCAATTCAGACCGCACCATGCCGGCGTGATCGCCACGTGGACGCGCGACATGCTGCAAAACGCGACGCCAGATATCGAGGCGACGCTGAGATATGACATGTCGATGCAGCTTGCCCGCGAGATTGATTACGGGGCGCTCGCCGGCACTGGCGTTGCACCGCAACCGCTGGGCATCATTCACAACGCGGCAGTGCCAGTGATTGCCTCGGCCGCAGCAAGTTACGTGCTGTCGGTCGATCTCGAAGCCTCGCTGTCGGGATTGAACGCCTTGGTCCCGAACGGCCGGTATGGCTTCGTCGGCAACAGTGCCGTGAGGAAGAATTTCAAGTCATTGATGGACAATTATGGAAGGCCTCTCGGCCTGCCACTCTTGTTCTTCGCCGAAGAGGGATACGAGAACCGTTGGACGAACTTATTGGTCACCACGGTAGGCACACCCAACACCGCGCCGTTGATTTTTGGAAATTGGTCCGATCTCGTAATCGTCATGTGGTCCGAGCTCGATCTGTTAATCGATCCGTATACGCAAGGAAGTAGCGGCAACGTGCTATTGCGTGGCGCCTGCACAATCGACACGAACGTGCGGCATCCCGAGAGCTTTGCTTACTGCAATGTCAATGTGACGTGATGAACGTTGAGCGCCGCACACTCGCGGCCGAGCTCCGCAGTAACGGACGGCAACTATTCGGCACTGTCGCGCCGTTCAACACGCCGACGCGCATCGGCTCGTTCACCGAGGAAATCGCTCCCGGCGCGTTTCGTAACTCGCTCGCGGCTGGTAGCGATATTGTCGCCTTGCAGGACCACGACGCTTCAAAGCTCTTGGGGCGCACACGGTCGGGCAGTCTGCGGCTGAGCGAAGATAGCGGCGGGCTGACATTCGCGCTCGATTTGCCAATGACAACCGCGGCGAACGATCTGTTGGAGCTCGTGCGCACCGGCAACTGTGGCGGTATGTCGTTTGGCTTCGTCCCGACCAGGGAGGATTGGCCGAAGCCGGATCGGCGCATATTGCGCGGCATTGATTTGCGCGAAGTCAGCATCGTCTCGTGGGCGCCGGCTTATCCTAACACCACGATTGCTGCACGAAGCCGGGGCGCTGCGCGTATGACTTACGCGGCCTCGAGGCTTCGATTGTGGGCCCGCACGCTATGACACTGCGCGAACGCGTCGGCCGCTGGTTTATGCGTGGCACTGAACGGCGGGATATGCCTTCTTGGATGCCACCGCTCGCGGGCAATTATGTGGTGCCTTACTATGGCAGCGCGACTTATGCCGAGAATTTAAGCGCGGTGCTCGCGTGCGTCGGCTCGATCAGCGCGGCAATCGCCACGTTGCCGGCACTCGTTTACCGCCAGGATGGAGATCGTCGCGTCGAGGATACGACGCACTGGCTTAACCGGCTGCTGAAGCGGCCGAACATGCTGCAAACGTGGTGCGACTTCTGCGAATGGATGGTTGCGCAGATGTTGTTATATGGAAACTGCGTCGCCGAGCCGATGTATGACGGCCGCGGTGTGGTGACGCAGCTTTCGCCCGTGCCGTTTTGGCAATGTCAGCCGGTCCTAGTTCCCGCTGATCCGAATGAAAGCTTAGGCCCGCAAGCGCCAACTGCGCGGCTGGCATTCGACGTGATGAGACTAGTAGCCCCGTGGGGTGGAACGGGCGTTCCGAAGCGAATTTTCGCTGAAGATTGTCTGTTTGTGCGTGATCGATCCGACACCGGAATTTTAGGCAGATCGCGCCTATCGCGTTGTCCCGCGGTGTTGGAAGCAAGCTTAGGCGCACAGACATTCAGTGCGTCCATGTGGGCGAACCAAGGCGTGCCGAACATGGCATTGGAGCACCCCGGCAAGCTTTCCAAGGAAGCCGCCGATAGGATAGCGAACAGTTGGAACCAGACTCATGCCGGGCCCGGTAATGCGCACCGGGCTTTAGTTCTGGAAGAAGGCATCAAGGCAAACCCGTTAAATCTGTCGGCTGACGATAACGAGCTATTGGAAGCGCGGCGGTTCTCGGTATCGGAAATTGCGAGGATTTTTGACTGCCCGCCACCGATGATTGGCGATTGGGAACACGCGACGTTCTCGAACACCGCCACCGCGATGCAATGGTGGGGCAGCAAAACGTTGTTACCAATCGCGCGCAAGATCGAAGCCGAATTCAGCCGCTCGATCATAATGGACGATCGCATAACCCTGCATCTCGATCTGTCCGGCTTACTGCGTGGTGACTTCACGCAGCGGACGCAAGCCAGCGTCGCGCTCGTGCGTTCCGGCATTCTGACGGCAAACGAAGCGAGAGAAGTCGAAGGCTTCGGCCCGATGCAAGGCGCCGATCAGTTAGTCATGCAAGCAACTGGTGGAAGGCCCGCAAACACCGCTGACGGTATGGGCGAGGACATGCCGGCTCTTGATTCGCAAAAAACCAGCAACGGCAAAGCGAACGGTGCAGCGCCGGCATGAAATCGCCCCCCTAGGATCGCGCTGCGCGGCCTCGAGGGGGCTTCCATGTGGTTTGGGTGCGGCCGAGCGACTCGGGCGTCTAGCGCGCTCTGAGGGCCCTACAGGCAATCGACACGAATCCATTCGGTTTTGTAGGCACGAAATGCCACCGCCCCCCGGCGCGAACCAGGGGGCGGAAACTGAAGGACCAGGAACCAGGAGCGCGGGGAGCGCGCCCGAATAACAATGCGGCGGGGAGCCGCATCGGCCAGAGAGGGGCGAGTCGGCTTGTAAGCGAGCGATTAGAGTCGCTGCAAGCTTTCCGGCAAGCCCCCGGCCGAAGGACAGAAAGAACAGGGGGCTATGAGTCAGTGGATCGGATCGAAGCACTTCAAAGGCAATGGCGAAGGCCACGAGCTCCCGTGGCTTTACAATCCCGAACAGATCGCCCGTTCACTCGGCAAGGCAAAGCGCAGCGGTGACAATTGGGTGACGAATTGCCCGGCGCATGACGACCGCAACGCCAGCCTGTCCATCGGCCAGAAGAACGGCAAAATCCTGGTGAAGTGTCACGCCGGGTGCTCGCAAGACGCGGTGATTGAGGCAATGCGAGCTCGCGGCGCGTGGCCGTCAGACAAAAAGCAACCGCCCCCCCGGCCACCGGAGCGGCGCCCGAAGCCGGCGCCGGCAGACGCACCCGAAGTATGGGAGCCGATCGTTCCGCCACCACGCGACGCTGTGGCGCCAATCCCGGCGCAATTGCGCTGTGAAGTGCTCCACGAGTATCGCGACGCCGACGACCGGCTACTGTTCTATGTCCGCCGGCATGAGCACAACGGCAGCAAGAGCTTCGTGCCGCTGGTTTATGGCCGACTCGGCGGCAAGCTCGCGTGGCACGAGCGGGCAGCGAATACACCCCGCCCCCTCTATGGATTGAACCGACTGGCGCACGCCGACGCTGGCGCAACGGTGCTGATCTGCGAAGGCGAGAAAGCCGCCGACGCGGCCGGGCGCATATTCCCCGACTATATCGCGCTGACATGGGCTGGCGGTGCCAATGCCGTCAGCACGGCCGATTGGACACCGCTGAACGGCCGCGCCGTGGTGATCTGGCCAGACGCCGACGCACCAGGCGCCCGAGCTGCAACGCAGATCGCCGCAATTCTGCCGCGTGCGAGGATTGTGGACACGGCCGGCTTGCCAGAGGGTTTCGACGCCGCCGACCTCGAGGCCTCGAGCTCGAGTGACGAACGCGAGGGATGGCTAGACGCACGGTTGCCACAACCGCCACGCCGGCCGGCCGATCCGTTCTTGTTATTTGCCGACATCAAGCCTGCGATCGACACCGCGGATTTTGTCGAAGATTTGCTTACCACGTCGTCTTTTGTGGTGGTGTATGGCGAGCCGGGTAGCCGCAAGACGTTCTGGGTGCTCGATCTCTGCTTACACGTCGCGAGCGGACGGCAGTGGAACGGGCTCGAAGTCGACCACGGTGCGGTGATCTATTGCGCGCTCGAGGGGGGCGCCGGCATTCGCAACCGCGTTGCCGCGGCGCAGCGCCGGCTAGGCTTACCGTCCGATACAGCATTCGTGCTGCTTCAGATGCCGCTCGATCTGCGCGACCCCGATGCCGATAGCGGCAATCTCATAGAGATTATCAGGCAAATTTCCGAACGTCTGGCTTTGCCTGTCCGCATGGTGGTGATTGATACACTCTCGCGTGCACTGAACGGCGGCAACGAAAATGGGCCCGAGGATATGGGCGCACTAATCGGCAATGCCGACCGCATACGCTTTGAAACCGGGGCTTGCGTGCTGTTCATTCACCATTGCGGCAAGGATGCCGCGAGAGGGTCGCGCGGCCATTCGTCACTGAAGGCGGCAACAGATACCGAGATCGAGATTATCACCAGCGAAGACGGTGCATCGTCAATCGCAACCGTGATCCGGCAACGCGACCTCGAGATCGGCTCGAGCTTTAACTTCTCGCTGGACGTGGTTGCGCTTGGCACCAATCGGCGGGGCAAGCCGATCACGTCATGCGTGGTGGCGCCCGCTCGTGCCGGCACCCGGCCGCAGAATCTCACCGGGGATAAGGCACGCGCCTATGATTTGCTGACAAACGCGGTTGCCGCCGAGGGGCAGCTTGGCGCGGCCGGTGTGCCGCCGGGTATCCGATCGGTAAGCGAGAATACATGGCGCGATGCGTTCTATGCCGGCGCCATGCCGGGGCAGAAGCAAGACACCAAACGAAAGGCCTTCGAGCGTGCCACCAAGTCGCTAGTTAGCGATCTGCGGGTAGTCGGCATGGGTGGCGGGCACGTCTGGCTAGCGCGTGGTGCCGTTGATTCTGTCCGGGATTCTGTCCGGGAGCCGGACAATTGAGCCGGACATTCAAACCGGACATACCCGGACATACCCGGACATCAATCGGCCGCCGCGAATCCTCCCGAGGCCGGACAAGGGGGGATTTGTGTTTTTCTGAAGGAAAAACACAATCCCGTCCGGTCCGAAGGGTCGCCGGACATCCAAACCGGACAATTGAGCCGGACATTCAAACCGGACATCGAGCCGGACATTCAAACCGGACATCGAGCCGGACATACCCGGACATATTAGCTAATGAATGAAGCACACCCGCTGGCCGATCTACTGCCGGCAATGTCGGAACTCGAATATGCCGAGCTTCGCGAAAGCATTCGGGCGAACGGGCTGCGCCAGCCGATCACGTTGCACCCTGACGGCAGCATCCTAGACGGCCGGCATCGGGCGAAGGCCTGCGCCGAGCTTGGTATCCCCGTCGCCGCGGTGCCGTTCGAGGGTGAGGACTCTGACTGCCTCGCGTTCGTGCTCGATCTCAATTTGAAGCGCCGGCACTTGGACGAAAGCCAGCGCGCCATGATCGCCGCCGACTTGGCCAATCTAGGCGAGGGGCGGCCGGGCAAAACTGCTTCAATTGAAGCAGTTTCCCAAGCACGCGCGGCCGGGCTCCTAAACGTCAGCCGCACCAGCACACAGCGCGCCGTGCTCGTGCGTGACAGTGCAATCCCCGAGATCAGCGCCGCGGTGCGGCTAGGCCAGATGCCGGTGTCTGTAGCGGCCCGCGTGGCGCAGCTTCCCGCTCCCCGGCAGCAACAGATTGCCGCCGACATGCACAACGGCAAGAGTCTGCTAACCACGGTGCTCGCCGCAACGCGCACCGAGCGCGTGACCGCGATCGAGCTTGCATCGAATGCGTGCGCGCTGTCCGCGCTGGGCCGCACGTTCCCGGTGCTCTATGCCGATCCGGCGTGGCACTTCAAGGCATGGTCGGCCGGTGGCCAACAGAAAGCCGCCGAAATGCACTATCCCACCATGACACCAGCCGAGCTCGCTGCAATGCCGGTGGCCGAGATCGCCGCGGCTAATTCGGTGCTGTTCATGTGGGCGGTGCCGGCGCTGTTCCCCGAAGCCTTAGACGTGCTGAAGGCATGGGGCTTCGAATACAAGACGTTCGCAGTCTGGGTGAAGCCGCGCATCGCTTGCGGCCATTGGCTCCGAGGCCAGCATGAGCCGCTAATCGTGGCTACGCGTGGCAACATGCCGCCACCGCCGGCGCTGCATTCGTCAGTGTTTGAAGGCACCACGTCGGGGCGACATAGCGAGAAGCCGACCACGATTCGCGATTGGATCAGCGAAGCCTATCCCGACGCTGCCAAGATTGAGCTATTCGCCCGCACCGCGCCTGCGCCGGGCTGGCACGTCTGGGGCCATGAAGCGGTTACGTCCGCAAATGCCGATTATCAGACGCCCACTTGCGCAACTCCGCGCGTCCGGCCGGCGGCAGGCTGCATACTGCCATCTGGCTGTACTGCTGATAGGGAAGTTTTTTACTTTCAAAAGTAAAAACCTCAGGCCAAGTGTCGAACAGCTTCCGCGCGTTGCTGAGGAAAGAGGGGCGGGGAATGGAAAGCCGCAACT